TCCATATCACCATTCTTACCACAACCGATATCGAAAAGGGAATTCTTGTCGGATTTGAATCTTTGAATAAGAAACTTATTTTTCACAAAGACATTATGGAAATCCATCAGTGGTTTTATTTGAATTCTATATCTATCGATTTTGCGCATAGAATATATGTCAGTGTCATAATTTGCTTGTTCATTTGTGACTCGTGTAATACCACTGATCATTTCTTTTGTAACTGGATTCTTAATACTTTTCCATACGTTTAATGCAGTAGTCATACTATTAGCTGTGCCTTCAATTCTCTTTGTTTTTTTATAAAGCTCTGTCTTATCATTTCTAATTCTGTATGGGATCCATTGCTGTCCTTCTTTTTTAGAGTTATCGTATGAGAATTCTACAATGTCACCATTCTTAATGACATCTCCATCGTGTGTCATGATTTTATTTTGCACCATTGGGAGGATGCAGGTTGTGAATTCACTAATATTACTATCATCGTTATCAAACTTGAATTTACCGTTCAAGATTTGAATGGGATCTAAATTTCTTTTTCGAGTATTATCGTATACTGCTAAGCTACATTTCACAAGTTGATCAATTTCGGTCTTTTTATTAAGAGAAAATGTCATCCTCATATCAATTGTGTTTTCTTCAGGTGGCTTCCATTTGTATACTTTGCTCCATGTTCCACCAAAATTATTGTATGCAACTTTTTCGTTTTCAAAAAGAGCACCAACAGCAAGTTTTGTAGGTTGGTATATTAATCCATCTATATGATAAGGGAATTTTGTGAGTTCATCTTTTAGAATGTTTTCATATGATGATTCCAATATAGTATCGTAGTCAAAACTTTTATCGCTCTTCAAATTCTTGTTTTTTGTGTAAAATGTCTTTACATCTATTTTATAAAGACCATCTTTTTTTAGCAAATCTTTCACAATAACTTTTAGTTTTTTATATCTCGATGATTCATTTTTAGAATCACTGTGAAATGGCAATTCTCTTACATCTTTATTCTTTTCAAAGTAAATATCAAATGCCATAAAAGTATTGAGTTCTTCCCCATTTTTATCGTATCTTACAAGTTCTCCATCAATAAGTGTATTTGTTAATTTAGACTTGATACCAGTATCAATAATGTGTAACCTGTTGTTCATAAGATAAACCTTTTCATTTGGACTCACAAATAGTAAATATCTTTCTCCATCTGCTTTCTCCGTGACAGCATAGTTGGCTTCTGTTTTGAGTATACTGTCATTTTGAATGAGATCTTCAGAATTGATATTATCTAATTCAAGTGTTACAGGTTGATACGTAAGAAAGTGTCTATTGGGATTAGTATATATTTGTTTCAATACAGCAGAACTGTCTAAAGACTCGTCGTCCGTATTTTTATCATAAAATTCTTTATTCACGAGTTTAAGATAGGAACCCAACAGGACCTTTGATTCACTCTTTTTGACAACTATCTTTGTGTTAAATATGATCTTCAAAATTGTGTACATAATTTTCAACATATTATTAGCCATGGCCTTTGTAGCTTCTGTGTTTTTGAACTCCACTTCTATTTCGTATTTTTCATCAGCATTCATAACATTCGAGTCAATGAAAGTGAGTGCTTTATTATAGCTGCTCTTAACAACGGTCATATCCACTGTAAAATCATCGGTCTCAAAACTGAATCTCTTTTTATAACGATATGTTTTAGGTTCATCGGAAATGCTTTGTATGATGGATGATTTTTTGTCATTGTCAACTGGCTTCTCACTTTTTAAGTTTATTTTGTAATAATAATCTGACAAATTATAAGAATCCTCTCTGCTTTTGACAATCACGGTGGATTTTGTTGGAATAATACTTGTCATACAATATTGTTTAATATTTTCATTGCCATCAATGGATATTCTCACACCATTAGACAAACCAATATCTAAACTTTCAGTTACACCTTTGTTTTGATATGTAGTAGATGACATGAATTTTTGTAAAACATTTGTGAAATTTGTAGAGTTGAGAGCATAATTCAAAACTGCCTCACATTCTAGATCCTCATTTTTAGCTTTTTCTAAATAGCTTAGTAATGTCTTATGAGTATCACCTGTTACTTCCATTATTAATTAGAATGAATATAATGTTTAAATTATAAATCAAATTTTATCTCATATGTATTCCAAAATATTTCATATATATACTATAAAATGGCCAACTATATTCTATGTGGAGAACTTACTGTCAATGGAGATGTATTAATAAAAGGAACTGTATACGAAGCTAATAGCCTTAGTAGCTTAGTAAAAAAAATAGGAAAAGATGATTATAAAGATATTATGGAATTAACTGCTAATAAAAGAACTATTGATACTTTAGAAGTGGATGACCTTGTTTTAGTAAACTTCGAATGTGAAGAAAAATCAATTTTAAATGTATGTGGAACATCAACAATAATTAATACGGAAGTGTTGGAATAAATGGCGACTATTTCAAGAATCTTCTAGATACTTGGTCAATTCGTCAATTAAGTCACTTTTCTTTTTTGTTTTACCACTATTCTTAAATAGTAATGCATATACAACACGTAGTTCTGATACAGGAAGTTCTTTCATGAGCTTTTCTGATATATAAGGCACGTGTGCAGTTGTTGCACTATTTTCAATAATATTAAAATCGAAATCGTATTGATTGTTCACCTTAGAAATATACAAAGTTTTAGATAAATTATTATCTGAATATGATGATGTATATTTGTTATCAACGACAATTGAAATGTTCATTTTCAACAAGTTACTGAAGAATTTCATACAATTAGGGGAATCACACACAAGAGATTTATCTTCAATGACATCCATAATTTGAGTTTTCAGCATTCTACTCTTATGAGATATGGTTTTGAGATATTCTGTGGATTTTTCGAGATTAGTTTCAAAATATTTTTTATACTCATCTTTAGATATCATCACATCGTTGGTGACATACATCAATAAATCAATAAAAGTGTTCAAAGATGTTTTACTAGACTTAGTTTGATTTTGATTCATATTTGTAAAATGAAAGGATTTATCTTGAAACTCTCTTGTATTCTTGATTACATCATTACCTTGTGTAAATCTAGATTCAGAGAGTTCATATTTGATTTGACAAGGCAATGCTTTAAGTAGTTGAGTATTCATTCGTTTATGTAAATGATAGTAGCTATAATATAGATTATGTTAAATTCTTAAATCATAATCAAATTTTAACACATGAAAAAAATATTGATGTAAGTTACACTACATATGCTTGTTTCATAAGTTGTGCTTCATTTTTGGAAAGCAATGTTTCAGGATTTCGAATGTATTTTTTTCTTGCATTTAAAAACTTAAGAAGTGTAGATGCTTTTTCAGTAGTTTTATTGAAATCAACATTGTATTCACTCACAAATTTTTGAGAAGGAGTAACATTTGTTCCAGTCTCTTCTGTTTTAAATTTTACAGTATTTTCTTTTTTATTATTATTAACCTCAATTGTGTCGTTTTTTTGTAAAGAAAATGACTTTCTATGTTCTCTTGCAGCAATTTCATCATTTGGTTTTTTTTGTATAAATAATTCTAGGTCTTCTATAGTCTTATCTTTTAATTTCGTGAGGTCAAAAAAATAACCAGTGTTATTCTCAGTATATTGTTCATCATTTGCTTTCAAAATATATATGATATCTTCATAATATTTATTAGCTATCTGTTCAAGATTTTCTTTCAACATTTTTGCTATACGGTATATAAGTGTCTAGTCTTTAAACTCTTAATCTTCGTCATCACTTGTTTCAACTTCATTATCAGATATCTCTATATCGCTATTGTCTACATCATCATCAAAATCATCTTCATCTTCATCGTTTTTCCCCTCATCATCTTCATCCTCATCGTTTTTCTCGTCGTCATCCTCTTCTTCGTCATCAGAAATATCCAACTCTAAGTCATCTTCATCATCATCAATATTTTGTGATAAATCAATATTGTCATCAAGTTTAACATTAACATTATTTGATTTTACAATTTTTCCAATGATTGATATTTTCTTATTATACAATTGATATTTTTTCCCAACAATTTGAACTTTAACTTCATTATTTATTTTTACACTATTTTTCAAATCAACGTCAGATTGAATTGTTAAACTGTGTTTTGGAATGATAATCTCCAATATTGGTGTTTTAGACCCATTATCTTCTGTGATGAATGATGAGCATAATATTCCAAAATTGTTCATATTTACGACAACCGCATTCACAATGTTTCCCTTTACTGGGTTACATACCATTGCAGAATATTTAACCATAAAGTTCATGTATCCATGGAAAGTTGACATTTCAACTTTTCCGCTACTAATTTTAATGATTCTAATACTGTTTTTTTTAATATATCCATGATCAGAGCAAATACCCTCTTTACGTTGCTTCAACTCTCGTAAAACGTTTTTTTCAATATCTTTACCGATGTATTTTGGATGAATTTTAATATTATCTACGAATTCTGCTAAAATGAAATTTTTATTGACATCCATGAGTATCCCTTTATTAGTTTAATATAATTTTAAATTATTCTTTATATCATTTTTTACATACATGATTCGAACAATATAGGGACTAATGGTCTACACATTAAACCATAGTATGTCAATATATACTCTAATATTATACATAGATTTCCTCTGTTACTTACACCACGTTTTTTTACTTCAAGCCATATATCTTCTTTTTCGAGTAATTCAATGTACTCTGATTTGATTATATTTTTCGTGTCAATTTCACTAAGATTTATCTTTTCTTTCAATTGTGAATTTTTCAATGTTCCACAGTCTCTGTAACTTTTAAAGAATACCTTAAATTCTGTAACATTTTCATTCTTCTTACCCTTTTTGTTAATTTCACGTATAGCTATAGGTTCGTTGTTTTCATTTTTATTTTTACTTTGTCTCTTTTTGATAATCTCTTTCATTATAGGAGTTATTTTATCTTTAATGTAATCACGTGGTTTATTGACAGTTGTATTATGTTCTTTAAAACCCTTCATACCTTCATAATGATTGGCCGTTATATATTTTCCGTCAACTTCAAATATGCATGTTCTTCTCATAGCTTCTTTCATTTCATCATTATCTCTTTCAAATGATGAATTGATATAATTCTCACTAGCTTCTTTCAAAAATGTCTTTAATTCTTCATATGATAATGCGTCAATAATCAATTCATATATCAATGATTTATCGATTTTACTTGGATCCATGATGGATTTTAGAATTTTTGTATGGTTATCGAATTCTGAATAAATTTTGTTTATGAAATCGGAACCTTGACTTGTATTTATGATTGATTCATCTAGTTCTAAAACCCCTATTTTATTTTGTTTTTTAAAATTATTCTCTTTCAACAGTTTGTATTCATTCATAGTTATCCCACGATTCGATATTTCTATGGGAATAAATATGACAACATCATCAATGACATTTATACGTCCTTTCTTACTTTGAACTTCGAATTCATAGTTAGATTCTATTAAATACGATAATGAAAGGTTAATTAATCTTTCATCATAATCCAAATTTGTATACAATTCTTCTTTGTTGATGAATATGTAATTGTTTTTAACTAGGAAATTGACAATACGTTTAGTGATTGATTTTATCTCATAGTCGAGTATGTTCTTATCTAATTCATTTGACTCTTGCTCAACAATCGTGATATCGCTTTTACATGTTATATCGCATGTGCTGAAATTGCATATTTTTGATCCATCTTTATCATTCATATCATAATCTTTGATAACTGTATTTCTAGAAGTAGTTAATTTTTCTAATTTTGGTAGGTTTTTAAAATGCATTATATTCTTGTTCAATGAACAGTCTATAGAATTCTCTTTCATAATCTGTTCTATTTGAGAAATTCTTGTTTGTTTTTCCTCTGCTTTTCTATACTTTCTGTAATCTACACTTTCTATTTGTCTATTCTTATGTAACGCACAGTGCAAATATATGGTCGTGTTTCTCTTGTCTTCAGTAAGTGCAAAGTGACTTCTATTTCTAACACCTCTGCCAATGATTTGCTCTGTCTTATTCAAGTTATACCATGGCTCCATAATGTGTATTTCTCTTAAATTCTTGAAATCATAGCCTTCAGCAGCCACTTGATTAATGATGACGATTTTAATTTTTTCACCATCTTTATTTGATTTAGAAACTAATGTTTTGAATTCGGCTTCTTTTTCTGCATCTGTGCCAGATATTTCCTGTTTTGCGGTTATGGTAATGTATGACCCCTTTGATTTATCATTAGATTGTATAATGTTTTTGTTGTTGTATTTATTGTAACCATGAGATTCCAATGCTATACAAAGTGGAAGGATACCTGCGTAAATATATTCTGAATAAATCAATACAATACCTTCAGACTTGTCCACTGCATCAATTATGCTTTTAATTTTAGGAGAATAGTCGTTAATTTTATTAGGCGAGAATAGATCCTTATAGGCTGGGCGATAATTTAATTTCAATGGTTTATTGTTGACAGTTTCAAAAACAGTATTAAATTTATCGACAACTGACAAATCTTCTGAAACTGGAAAATATACATTTGATATTTGCACGATATCTGAATAGGATTGTTTATTGCTGTCGTCTTCTGTATCATCTTTTGTTTTAGATTTCAACTTCTTTATTATGGTTTCTTGTTTGTCGGATAAAGTAGATTTATATAATTCTAATGTCCTTATTCTCTCTTCTTCTTTTAACTCTTCACCCTTGAATGTTTTTACAGGATGGTCTTCATATTTCAAAGTCTTGCTTTTATCAAACACGCTGGGACTTATTCGCAAAGGGAATAACATTGGATTCTCACCACGCATATATGAAACATAGTTCTTTGAAAAATCTTCGATGACTGTTTTGACTTTTGGCTTAAGTTCATTCGTTTTGTCATCGAATAAACTTGTCATAGAATTATTCACGAGCATTTTATCGTTATTAGATAGAATGTTGATGATATCCACTATTTCAGATTCATTGTCAAACATAGGTGTTGCTGATAAAAGAACCAGTCTCACATTTCGCGCATGTGTCATGATCTCTTTGAGAATTTTGGGTATTTGTTTTATAACTTTTGCATCATTAGCATCACTTGATACTAGCCCAGGATTTCTAATGTTGTGAACTTCATCTATGATTATAACACGATCAGAAAATTCACGTTTTATATAATTAGTGTATAATTCACGCTCTTTTACCTTTAATTCATCCTCAGTAATTCCACTTTTTTTGAGAATATCTTTGTTATAGTCTTTATTTTTTTGGATAATATTAACCAATTTTTGATATCCATGAAAGGAAAAGTATTTTTTGATTATAATATTAACAGTTTTTTCCAATGTTTTATTATCCAATTGATTCCAATTAGGTATCATATTTAATATCTTAGTATT